ATAATCACAACACCGTATCCACCATTGCCACCGCCTGTTGATGCGCCGCCTGCGCCGCCACCGCCGCCGCCAGTATTAGCCGTTCCTGCCACACCAACCGCTGTACCAGCTCCGCCTGCGCCGCCACCGCCAGTACCTCCGGTTCCGGGCTGATCGCCACCACCATTGTATGCGCCACCGCCACCGCCGCCTGCATAATATGTGCCGTTTGACCATGCAAGTCCAGCACCGCCAGCGCCTGATGGGCCGGGGTCGTTTGATCCAGAGTTTCCACCAATAGCGCCCGCGCCACCACCGCCACCAACGCCTGCACCAGTAGAGAAGTTAATGCCATAACCACCTGCATTCCCTTGCCCAGAAGTCCCTGCGCCGCCAGTTGATGTTGACGCCCAACCGCCACCACCGCCCGACCCGCCAGACAGACCGTTTGATGCAGGAGCTGTGCCGCCATAACCACCACCGCCACCACCAAGAACTGTTGCAGAAGACAGCGTTGCCAAGGTTGAGTTGTTTCCGTTTGTTCCTTTGGCTGCATTACCGCCTCCGGCGCCACCGGAGCCAACTGTTACGGCATATGTAGAACCAGCAGTAACTGCATTTGATCCAGATACGTATCCTCCACCGCCGCCGCCAGCGCCGGGAGAGTTGCTAGAATATCCACCACCGCCACCGCCGCCGGCAACAATAAGGTAGTCAACCGCATACGTGGCGCCAATTATAGATGCCCATTGGCCGCCAACATAAGCCTCAACATTTTGTAAGGTGCTGTTATAACCAATCTGCCCAGCAACAGGAGACGCAGGGCGATTTGCTGTAGTCCAAGATGCTAGGCCGCCCTGAGCAATACTTACTGCGCGTGTCATTATGCTGCCCTCGCTAAGAAGCCAGAGAAATAGTTTGTATTTACGTTTGCCGCACCAAGCGTTGGTGAGGTAGCCGTTATATTGGCGTACACTTCAACATAATCGGTTGAGCCATTTAGATAAACCAATGTACTTACTGCGCATATCATGACCCCCAAATTTGCATTGTAATAAATTGGTATCCCAGCGCTTGCGCCGTTTTTATACCAATACACTACGTACTGCGTCGGTGAGGTACCATTGAAACGAATTGTTGTATTCAACTGATAATAGCCAGCCACATTAGGCGTAAAGCGGCTACTTGAAAAACAAGATGCAGTATCAAACGATTCTGTATCAAAGGTAACTTTTGTGTCTGCTCCAGATGTAACTGTTTGAGCGGCGCTTGCATATGCGCTAAACGCCGGTCCGTTACCAGCTACACCAGTGCCAAGCTTAGCTTGTGTGACAGCAGCATCGGTAATATACATCGAGTTAACAGCGCCAGCTGTTGCAGGAATTGCATTCAGAACAGAGCTTACATAGAAGCTCTCTGTGACAACCAAGTCGCCTACTGTGGCGCCAACAGCCAGCACGACAGTCGTTCCAGTTGTAGCGGTGTAGTCAGCCGTGCCAAGTAATGCACCGTTGCGGTATACGTTGATATAGCCAACCGTGTAAGAAGGCACAGAGAAGCTAGTCTGCCCTGCAGTAGCGGTGAACTCTGTAACGGTACGGTAAGCAGTCGTTGTGACGCCAGAAGCTGGGATGCCAAGATAACGGACGCTGATGTTTGCCGTGCCACTAGGAGGGGCTGCAGAGAACGTCAGTGTTGTGCCAGATACAGAGTATGTGCTTGGGTCTTGTAGGACGCCTGTAACGGCAACCAGAATAGACGACGTTGTGGCTGGAGCCACCGACATTGTGAATGCGACGGTAGACCCATTGCCATTGAATGTATCAGTGACAAACGCCGTAGTTGTTGGTTGGTTGCCGATGTACGACATGGCTTATGCCCCTAGAGTTAACTCGTTCCAGCTACCGTTTGCTTCATCCCATACATAGACTTTGCCGTCAGTTGGATACGGAACAGGAGCCTGCCATAAGCAAGTATCGCCATCTAGAACCCAAGATGAAAACGGCTGCGGAGGGATGAATGCGTCTAGCTGTTTGTCGTAGCTATAACCAATACCTGCGTAATTCTTGCGCAGCGCAACGCCGCCGTCTGGCTGGCCGTCTTGGCCGTAGTGAACGCCACCACGGGTGTTGTACGAAGTTTGGATCCACTCGCCCGGCGAGCTGTCCACAAATGTGTCAAAGAATTCTGGTTCAGCAACAATGACTTGCGTCACTTTACCGTCAGTAACTTTAGCAAAATGTCCCATTATTTGTCCTTAAGCTGTGAATGTGCCAGAGGTTGTGAATGTATGAATTGTATACCCGCCAGAGCTGGTAACGGTACCGCCTGTTGCACGTTGTGCGCCAGAGTAGCGGATGATTACAACTCCAGAACCACCTGCGCCACCGGTTCCTCCGTAAGAGCCGCCACCGCCACCACCGCCTTTATTTGCTGTGCCAGCCGTTCCGGGAGTTCCTGAAGATGGAGCTGCTGCTCCACCCCCGTCTGTTGCTGTACCAAGGTTTGGAGATGCGCCATCACGTATACCACCGCCACCGCCACCGGCTCTACCGACAGCTGACCCGGAAATAGATGATGTGACACCCGCTCCGCCGGGGCCGCCGTTGTAAGCATTTAATGTGCCTTGACCACCAGCTGCGCCTGCTCCGCCGCCGCCAGAACCTGACCCGTTATTACCTGTACCGCCAGCATAACCTTGACCTGATGTGCCAGAACCGCCAGCTGCTGAGTTATTTGATGCGCCACCGCCAGAACCGCCTGATGAAGCAGGGTTGCTATTGTACGAGCCACCGCCGCCACCAACGCATGAAATTGACGCAAATGAAGATGTGCTTCCAGAAACGCCAACAACGCTAGAAGTGCTTGTGCCTGCGCCACCAGAACCAACAACTACCGCATAGGCCGTTCCAGAGACAACGGACAAAGGAGATTCGGCACTAGCGCCACCACCAGAAGACTCGCCCGTAACAGAAGAACGGTATCCACCAGCTCCGCCACCACCCCATGATGCGCCTCCGCCGCCAGCAATGACAACATACTCAACGGTGTACGCTACGGAGAAAGCACCCCAAGAACCATATTGATATATCTCTGTGGCTCCAGTTGTGCTGTTGTAACGAATCTGACCGGCCGCTGGGGTTGCAGGGCGTTGCGCCGTAGTTCCAGATGGAAGCTGTGCTGCACCTGTGCCAGTTGCGCTTGCCGAGTCTAGGGCTGCTGCTGAGCCGATTGTGCTAATAGCCATTATTCACCTCTTGGCTGATTTGCTACCATCTGCGCTTCATATGCGGCGATCACTTCTGGCGTCCAATCTGCTTCGGCAATAGCCTTTACGCGCTCAGAAACGCCGGTTAGATCTTGCCCCGGAGTCAAGCTTGTGCGGTGGTAGGTCTGTGTCAGCAGAGCGCCGTCCTCGATGATGCGAGTTGCTTCGCGGAATTGAATAACACCGTTTTCGGTTACGGTGATTTGATCTATTACGGTTTCTTTAGTGAGCGCCATTTTTTGTTCCTTTGTGTCTGGTTATGCCAATCCGGCCTAACTAATTAAACTTCATAAACCAAAAAACCGCTTAAAAAACTTGTGTTTTGAAAGACTGTCTGATCTAAAGGACTGCTTCCGTTGCCACCAATTTGTCGTAGAGTGCCAGACGATGCGCCGTTTTCTACGCTCCAGTAGATGCCATATCCAGCTGATATTCCTGTAAATGTGTCGTGGATAATATAACCGAAATTATAGGTTCCACCAGATGTAAAAGGAAGTCCGGCAACAGCCGCTGAGCCAGTGCTTGATCCTTTGTTTGACATATTTATCCGAAACTGAACATGAACAATTCTTCCTATTTTTGTATAGTTTCCAAGCTGTGCTGAATACGTAATCCCAGTTGAACCGCCGCCAAAAGTAACTGCTGGAGTCCAAGTGCCTTCCTCATAGTCATCCAGCGTGTTTGCGTCGCTAGAGGCTGATTGAGTTGCTGGGAAGGCGATGCCTGTTCCAGTGGCTGCTGTATTGCCGCCTGATAGGCAGAGGATTGGTGCGCCTGCGTTTACACGCATTTGTTCAGTGTTGCTGGTACCAAATACCAAAGGTTGAGCGCCGACTGTGCCGACAGACATAGAGCCAGTCTGGGCATACGCATAAACGCCGCCAGCCGTGCTAAACGGGCCTGAGCCGCTGTAACCAGAGCCGTTAATACCGAAGTCACCGTAGTTGGTGGAATCCGTGCCGCTGTTGTTAGACACGATCAGATCAGACGAAGCCGACGAGCCAGAGCTTGCATTTTGCAGGACTACTTGGTTGTAACCGTTGGTGTTAGATGCAAACGAAGCCAGCAGACCTGATGCTCCATAAGACAGCGAATTGCCGAATGTAGTCGTGCCGAGTATTGTAGGGCTTTGCGGCAGCGCTACTACCTGCGTATTCGGGCTTGTGTAGTAGACGTAGACGTTGTTCGTGCCAGACGGAGGGGCGCTGGTGAACGTAATTGTGTTGCCGCTGACGGTGTAGGCTGTACCGGGGTCTTGTGGCACATTGCTGATAACCGCTTGGATGGCGGCGACAGATGCAACAGGGCGGGACAGCGTGAATGCTGTCGTAGAGGCATTGCCGGAGAAGAAATCTACGGCCGGGACATAATTCTGATTAAGCTGGGTGTTCCCGATGTAGGCCATGTTACACCGCCGTCAGTGCAGATACCCAGCAGTCGGCAGAGCTATTCGCGCTTGCCACAGCCACCAGTACGTCTGAAGACTGAAGCACCACTCGGTTGCCCTGAATGACTTCCAGCGAACCGCCGACCGGCACAGTCGCGCCCTTAACCAGATAGTAGTTAACAGCAGAGCGAGTGACGTACACATCGGAGGTGATCGGGGAAGCGGATGTATTGGCTACCACCAAGCTTGCTACGGCCAGCGTGCCAGAGGATACGGTGGTAACTGTAGACCCTGCCGTGGTAATGTTCTTCACGGCGTAGGAAGCGTTGGAGTAGGTAGTCATATTAACCCATCATAAAAGAGATGAAGTACGCTTGGTCTGCGGTAGCGCCGCTATTGGCCTGCCACGACGGAGCTGTACCAACGCCGTTGCCGGTGAGCAGATACCCAACGGTTGGCGTGTTAGATGAGTACACAGAGTTTTCTGCGGGGTAAGTACAGAATACAGTTTGTGTACCAGTGCTGAAGTTAACCTTAGAGCCACCGGCAGAAGATGCTATGACCGTGTCGCGGGAAAGCGTATCTGGAGAAGCGTCAGTAACAGTGCCGATGCCAACTTCCCAGTTAGCGCCGCCCTGATCCGCGATTGTGTAGTAGGTGCTGTTGCCGTTGCCAATGCCGGAGACAAAGGTCTGATAGCCGGTTACTGCCCCACCTAGATTGACGGTAGCAGTCCCCGGCGCGGCGGCCGTTTCTTGTACGCGATCTCCTACGACGAAGGCCATTTAAGGCTCCTTACGACGTAGCAGTTGCGCTGTAAGTGACGCTAACGGTGTCGCCTGCAGTGGTGGTCTTGGCTGTTGCAAAGTTGCCAGCGCTATACAGCGTACCAGCCGTACTGCCTTGCGTGTTAACGGCGCCAGTACCAGTAACCAAGAAGCAGCCACCAACCGTGCCGCCAGCACCAGTGATGGTGTATGTGATTGCACTAGCTACTGACGAGGTCACGTTAGCAGGGGTTGCACCAGTCGAGGTTGCCGAAGCGAACACAGCCGTGCCGCGAACAGCGGAGCCGCCCACCGTGTAGTTAACGAACTCAGTCCAGCCACCGTGCGATGCCATGGTGTCGGTTTCTGCGTAAGTACCAGTGCCAGATACCAGACCAAGGAACGGACCAACCACGCTATACGAGCTACCCTTCAGCAGCGTGTCCAGAAGCAGTTCTTTACCGATTGCAACGACCAGATTAGGGAAGCTTTCTTCCCACTTCAGGTTGCCGTCTTTGTCGTGGCAAACAACATGGTAGTGGCCAGCGATCAATGCCGACTCGGCGCTAATGGCGTTAGCTTGCAGAGTTGCCACTGCGTTATCGCCAAAACTAGATAGTTCTTTTTGCATGTCAACTCCTATGCTATGCGAATGACAGCCGCCGTTGAGGTGTCTGCCGGGAATGTTACTGTGAATGTGCTGGTTGCTGTTTTATCAGAACCAAAGTCAAGAACGCATACTGCTGCGCCGGTTGTTCCATTGTAGATCAGTGCGCCGCGAGCGGTAAAGTTTGCTGGGTCCCAAGTGGCATTTTCAAACGAAATATAAGCCACCGTAGAGTTTCCTGTGGCAACCGGAAGAAGCGTTAGGTCTTTACCTGTTGCTGTATAACCCGTGCCATCAACTTCACCGTCTGATGTATACGCAGTTGTCTCTGGGCCAAGGTTTGCATTTGCTGTGTACAAAGCGATCTTATATGTATACGGCGTACCGGTGGCAAAGTCTTCATTGCCGCTGGCAAGGTTTACCTTGAATATGGTGCATGCGCCTTGCTGGATCATGTTGTCACCCTAACTCTTGGAGTGCCGCTACGGTACATGTCGGACATTTCCATGCCATCGCCCAGACGAATCAGCTGTTGTATGGCTTCATCGTATTTAGCCTTGTAATACTGAACCATGTCCTGCTCGCCCTTCTGGAAGATAACGGCTTCCAGCATAGAGCCATAGAGCAAAATCGGAGAATAATTGTCGCCAAGCCACGATGTGCCTGTCGAGTTTGATACAGATGCCACCGGAACAGAGAACCCTGAGCCTGTGCCGCCAATACTGGAAGCGGCCGCGCTTAATGTATCTCCAACGACATACAGAGACCCGCCGTTCTTGATCGTAACGGACGAAACCCCACCGGCAGACACAACAATGTCTGCAGTGGCATATGTGCCATTACCGCCGGTCAGGCTTACATCCAAGTAAGTGCCATTGGTGTACGAAGATCCTGCTGTGATAACGCCAAGGCCGTTGATAACGCCCTGAACAATCGTTGGTGGATAATAGAAGTAATGCAGCTCTACGCTGTAGCTTGCGTCAGGAGTTGGGCCAAGAATAAACGACAGCTCATTGCGGCTTGCGTACTGAGGGCCAAACAGGGCGTAGTACCGTGGAAGGCCTGTATCAGTTGGATTCGGATAAGCGGCACGAATGAAGTTAACGTCCTTGTTTAACAGGTACTCGTAGCTGCCATCATCTTGAATGACGGCCATAGAGAACGTCGACAGGTAATCATCAGGGCATGCAAGATATCTGTTGTTCAAAGTAGCCGCGCCAACAACATTCTTTCGCAGCGCAGGGATCTGAACGGTGTTATAAATCCGTTCTTCAGCCTGCTGCACAAACGTCGGAATGCTGGCAACAAACAGCTGTTCTGTCGTTTCCAGATAGTCCTGAATGTTCTGCGAAAGTTGTTGGTAGTTCATGGTTAGCCTTGCTTACCGCTGATCTTACGACCCTTAGTTGCAGCGCCATATCCCTTCATCTGCTTAACGCCGTACTGATCTTTGCCTGCATAGTTCTTGGTCTGATTGCCAAGGCTAATGCGTAAGTCATCAAGCGTCGAACCGGTGCGATATACGCCATCAGTCGAGTTGTTGTTTGGTTGTGGCTGCTTGTAAACGCCGATGTCGTTACCGCCGCCAGCAGGGTAATGAATACCCGATAATTCGTCTGCTGTTTTACCCATGATTATCTCACTTCTGGTTAGCGGCACGAGCAAGGTTACGACCAACCTTTTTCATGGCGATAGAAGTAACGGTCGAAGCGCCCTTCTTGCCTTTGCCGGTTTGAACGCCAACGGTTGGACCGCTGTCGCCAAGGTTCTTGCCCTTGGTTTTACCTGTCTTAGTTACGCCATCTGCGGCACGTTTGTAAGCCATTTTGAACTCCTTTAGAGGTTACTGCATTAAACCACGACTATTAAACAAATTCCACATTAGGAATATGTAAACGTTCCCGACCAAGTGCCGGTTCCATAAGCATTTGTTGCTGACACAGAAACCGTACCCGGTGCATGCGCTGGCGTTACCACCGTAGCTGTTGCATCGCTCAGTACAGTAATAGAAGTACCGGCCGCCCCGCCAAAGTCAACGGCAGTCAATCCAGTCATTCCTGTTCCGCTTACGTATACGGTTGCACCACCAGCTGACGATGAGAACGGTGGCCCAACAGAGATAATGTCTGGAGCGCCCGGAGTTGGACCCGGAGCTGGCGCATCAACAGCAACAGTAACAGTTCCGATTTCTACGTTTAACAACAAATCATTCGGAGTTAATCCGGCATCATCTTGGCGAGATCCGCCAACAGGCGCCCAACCCCATTGAAACACTCTGCTACCGCCGCTTGGATATCCAAACCCATCTACGGTTGTATTGCCTGTTAAATCGATCTGTAGACCCGTTGTGCCGCCAACCAAATAGCTTGGGCTATCAGGGCGTGGCTCACGCACAGCCTGCGGATCATTGACTGGATACATGCCCAGCTGAAGTTGCGGCTGGTCTGGATCCCAACATGAGCGACACACCTTAATCCGGTATGGCTTTGTCTTAAGCACCTGAATGCTCAATTCCTTCAACATGTACCGCTCATTACAGCGATCACACTGAGCAATTGCGTATTTGCCGGATGCGTACTTAGTTGGCATTATCGATAATAGAACATATTGCGTGGAACAAAGCGAACAGAAGCCTTTTCTCGGTCTTCTTGCTCAGCAAGGGTCCACTGCTGTTCGTAGTCCGCTTTCAGCATCGGGATTCGATTTGGATCTACATCTGGAAGCTTCTGAGACAGATAAAATGCCAGACCGGCAACAAGACATGGGATAAAGCGGAATGGAATATCGCCGATATTTGTACCGCTGCCAGCATCCTGAACGCGACGCATACGCCAGTAAACGAAGGTGTACTGATCTCCCGGCGGGTTAGGTGTTGGCCACACATTGATACATGGCAGGTTATTCACAGTGACACTTGCCGCGTCTGCGTGAGATGCTGCTGTTGTACCGTTCTGACCGCGCCATGCATTTACTATCTGGTTCCCGACAATGTTCTGGTATGCGATGGTTTCAGATCCAATGTTGATGAAACCCACCAAGGGTAAGCTAGACGCATTATCGACAGTAATAGTAGTATCAGTAGCAGAAATGCTTCCATCAAGGGCCGTGCTGGCCGTAGCCGGTATAAGACCCGTTTGACGGTTGATCCACACTTGGATAGGACGGCCATTGGTATTCTTGTTCGGAATGGTTGAATAAGTGGACTCAGAGATCCGATTGATGTTGATGTCAATCTGATTGGTCTGAGAGCCATTGTCTGTACGAATAACCTGATCCAGAAGATCGATTGTGTCCACGGGAAGTGCATAAACAGACTGATAGCTATTAAGCAGGATTTGACCCTGTTCAATAGTCCACAGGTTGATGCCGCGATTTGCCCATTCAATGGTCAGCAGATTCATACTGCGCTTAGCGGTTCTGAAGTCATAGCCTGACCGCAGCTCTTTGCCACAGCGCTCAAAGGCCTCTTCGATCAGGTCGTTGAGGTCTAAGTTAAATAAAGATGTACCCGAAGTGGTGGCCATTATTTACAGTTCCATCGCTTAAGAGAAGCTGCTTTGCGAGTTGGTCTGCCCTTCTCGTCCTTCATCGGACCGGGCATTCCCGACATTCTGGCACAGAACGACTTGCGTCGAGCTGCGTCCTTCTCTGTTTTTGGGTTTGGGGCTGGAGCCTTTAAATTGGATCCTGTTTCCCTGTTGTATTTGGCGCGGCCTTTGGCAGTCAAACCCGCCCCTTTCGAGACAGGCAGCTTCTCGCCACGACCGACTGCAAGGGTTGGGTTCTTCTTTGCCATTACTTCATCTTCTTCAGGGTTTCAGCCAAACGAGCGCGTTGACCGAGCTTGCCCGGCGCTTTAGCTGCTTTAGACAGCTTCTTCGCTGGGATCTTCTCGCCTGCCTTAACGCCAAGAGCCTTGCGCAGAGCGCCCGGCTTCTTGATTGCGCCAGCGATCCAACCGCCTTTTGCATACTCATCAACGACATCGGGATTGTCTTTACGAACAATCTTCTTTGCCTTTGGCATTTTAGAGGGCATGATATCGCCCATTCCGCGAGAAGCTCTCATGATTACACCACACGTCCGCGTGTTTTACCACGTACAGCACAACCATCGGCGCGACGAGAGGCCGAACCAATTGAGCCGCCTTTAGCTTTTTTAACAACATCAACTTTCGGGTTGTTAACTTGTTGCATAGTTTTAGCGCGACCAAGTTCACGTTGAAGTTCGCTGGCATAGCCTTCTGGGGCATTCTCCAAAACCTTCTTACCGCCGTACATAACGTCGTTTTCAGACCAGCCGCCGTCTTCTCCTCCGGCAATGTAGTCTTTTTGCGTGTAACGCGATTCTTTCTTATCGGCCATGATTACACCATGCGTCCGCGAGTCTTGCCCTTAACGGCAATGCCATCTGCACGTTTAGATGCTGATCCAACGCTGCCGCCCTTCTTGAACAAGCTGCCCATTTCAGACTTGGTCGTTGGAGCGGCTTCTTCTTTCTTGCGAGTGGCTGCATCAGCAGCGGCTTGTTGCGATTCCTTAGAAGGAGCCTTTTCTTTCACTGGCTCAGTCTTTGGCGTTGTAACCTTTGCAGATTGCTCACCAGCTTTCATCGCATTAAACAGCTCTTCGTATCGGCTAGTCATGTTAGCACTTCCCGCCTTTTTTCATTGTCACTGCGCGAGCTTTGGTTTTGCCTTTAGTGGCAATGCCATCTGCGCTCTTATGGCCAGCAGCCAAACCGCCGCCTGCCATCTTCTTGGTCTTGCCACCGCCGCACATCTTGGTGCAGCCGCCCTTCTTTAGAGCTGCGAGATCAGTCTTCTTGCCGCCATGCAGTTGTTTATCATGCATGCCAACAGCTTTCTTGATCATCTTCTTGTCTTCGACGATGTCGTCATGTTTCATCTTTGCCATAGTTCCACCTTTAGCGAATGTCTTGCCTTTGTCGGCTGCGGTAAATTCTTTACCAACAGACTGTTTGATGCCAACCTTCTTGGCAAACTGTGGGTTGTGAGCCACAGCAGCCATCAGATTGTGCTGCTTTTTGCTAACGCTGGGCATGCTGAAGCTCCTTAATGAAGACATCAATCTTTTGATCCAGCCTTTCAAGCCTGTCGATGACTCGACCGATGTCGGCGTGGACTTCGGCTTTGGTGACGTACTCCTTGGCGATCTCTTCACGGGTGCGGTTGAGGAGGATCGAGAGACGTTGGATTTCTGTCTTGGCGTCGTCAAATTCCTTCTCCTTGATCTTCGCAGCCCAGCTAATCACACCAAGAAATACGGTTATTGCCGCATTCCACATGATGCCCCATTCGGTCATAGAGTCGCTCCATTAACCGTAGAACACCGTAACGGCGGACACGTTAGCGTCTGCGAATGTAGCGTAGATGCTCGTATCGAACTTCACGCCTTCGCCCGGAATGTAAATATTCTGGATGCTTGCAGCTGCTGGAGTGGTGATTGTCATAATGGTTGTGCCGCTAGAGCCGCCGTCTTTAATTGCAACAGAGCTTGCAGTCGCGCCACAAGTAACAACAATACCCTTAACTCGTGCAGGGCCGCCAAATACAGCGCCGCTTGCGGAAAGGGATTTAGCCTTTACGTCAGTTTGCATCATAATCTTCTCCTCAATGGACAACAGGGGGCTTCCGCCCCCTAGTCATTAGACGTTCTGTTGACCGCTGAGAGGATCTTGCACGTAGTACGTGATGATGCCCGACAGGACGGTGCCGTTAGCAGGAGCATTAGCGCCAGTGCCAGCGGTGATGTAAACCATCTGAGTCGACGACAGAACGTTGGCAATGCCGCCGCCGTTAGTGGTCGAGGCTACGTTCGTAACAGAAGCTACGTTAGCGTTGCCTTCGTTGATGATGCCGTTTGCATTGGTCGTGCCAGACGAGTACAGGGTGAAGCCCATGTCAAAGGTCTTGGTGGCAGCAGCGTTTGCAGTAACAGCGGTCACGTCAAGAATGACGGCGCCAGCTGGAAGGATTACATATGCGTTGCTCGACGACGAAACGACGCACTTGGTGGTCGAAGCGGCAGCCAGATTTGATGCGTAAAAGGTTGCGGTCATTACACCAGAACCACAGTATGCGGTGCGAGTTTGATCGCCGCCGCCCGAACGCCAGATGCTTTGGGTAGTAGAAACAGCCATGTTAATTCTCCATACAGTATAGGCCAGTCAGTCGGTATGGCGTCTGCCGGGGCAGTCTGAAAGGCCGGGAATCCCGGTTTATTTGATATTACTCTTGCTTTAAATCATGTCAACTACTTATAAAGAAAAACCCCGCCGAAGCGGGGCTTTCCTTGTTGCTTGGCGTTATTAGGCGCCTTGCGAACCGTACATGCCGAGAGGATCCGACCAGCCGAACGAGTAACGCTCACGAGCCTTGTAACGTACGTTACCAGTATCGAAGTCACCGTCCATGCTGTTTTGCAGCGGAGTACGCTCAAAGTGCTTCATGCCGTTTGGAACATCGGTCGTCAGGAACCATGCGTTCGTGTCGGTCAACCAGTGGTTGATCGTGTAGCCTTCGGCTACCGAACCATTGTTCTTGATGGCGTTGATGTCGTTGTCGTTGGTGCCAACACGCAGCTCGGTTTCGAGCAGGCGGGTTGCAACGAACTGCAGCGAAGTTGGAACGATCAGCTTCTTAGGCTTAGCAGCGATCAGCAGACCACGTTCATCCGTCCACAGGCTGATTTGGATAACGGCAGCTTCAAGCGAAGTTTCGTTAAGGTCAGCAGCAGTTGATGGAATGTTCGAGTTCGTGCCACCAGATACCAGTGGGTGCGAAGCCGAGAACAGAGGTTGACCGTCACCACCGTTGTAGCCCGAGGTAAAGCCGTTGTTCAGAACAGCGGCAGCCTTGACTTGCTTGGTGTAAGCCATCGAACGAGCCAGAGCCTTCGTGTAACGAGCCGACAGCGAGTCGTACAGGTTATCTTCAATGGCTTCTTCAGTCAGGCTGAAGCCCATTGCGATGGTCTCGTGGTTGTATCGGCTGGTCCATGCTTCTTGACCGTTGTCATAAGCGATGGCCGAACCTTCAGGCTTAACCGGAGCAGCCGAGAAGCCCGACAGCTTGGTTTCTTCTTCGAAGCTACGTTCCGAAGATTCGGTTTCGTAGATCTCTTTATGCTCTTCGCCGTAACGAGCATATTCCAGACCGAACAGGGCGTTCAGGCCGGGCAGCAGCTCTTTAAGCAGTTGTGCGCGTGAAATTGCCATGATTAACTCCTATTAGGCTGCGTAATCCAGACCCGTGGTACCAAGGATCTGCGGATTGTTGAGTTTGACAACTACTTCACAGTAGGTAGTCGACGAAGTGTTGGTGTCAGTTACGACGCCGATTACACGCAGTGGCAGAGCAGCAGCGTTGCCAGCGGCATTCGTAGCGTAAACCGAAACAGCCGAGTCACCAGTTACAGTCGAACCAGTACCTTGGCGAACAGGAACGTTCGTGCCAACGATGCTTTGGTTTACCGAAGTAACGGTAGTGTTGCCCGAGTAAGTCACAGCAACCTTGAAGGCAGCCATTGGATCGTCGATAACGTATGCAACAGCGTTGCTTACGCCCGAGTTACCCGGATAGTACTGAGCCTCAACAGGCTGGCTCATCGAGTTGGTGTAAGCCACGCCAACAAACACGCCATAGGTGTTGTTTGCAGCAGCAGTTGTTGCGTCGTCCGTAACGGTCGATTTTACGATTGTGCCACCAGCGGCGATACGCACGATGTCGCCGTTGTAGATTGCGGTGTTATATGTCGAGGCAATCGGCAGTTGCTTGATTGCGCCAGCATAAGGCAGGCCATCTACACGGTTGATCGGCTTGAGGCCGTAAGGGGCGCTAACGGTTGGGTATGCCATAGTTAACTCCAAAGATTTAAAAGATTAAGAACCACGGCCAAAGCTAGTTGAGGACTTCCGTTCATTGAACAGAGGCATCCGCGCATCGCTTTGACGCATAAGGTTATTGTCTACAGCTTCCGTCTGGGACTGCGTCTGGCGAGCGTAATGTGCATTACGTTGTTCGACGAATTCCTTCGGGGTTTTGCAGAGCAGCAACCCGCCAATCTCAATGTTGTCTTTAAAACGACTATTTGGATCGACTAGCAGTTGAAATTTTGGTTGCTCTTCAAGCTTAACCGGTTCCCATCCCTCACGAAGTTTGGCCGAGAGGTTGCGTGGGTCCGCAGTATTAAGCGTTGAAACGCGAATCCAACGATAAGCAAATCCAGCCTGTTTGTCTGGCTCTGGGAGAAGCTCTGCAGGCATCCACTGCTTTGGACGCTCCAAGAGTTCACGGGTTTGCATATCACGAGTAACTTTGTTGTTTTCAGCCATTTTTACGACTCCAATTTAAGAAATTCTTTAACGTATTGCTCGGGTGTAATGCCTAGCTTCTTAGCCAGCAGCACCTGCGATGTCTTCAGCGTGACCTTCTTCGAAGAAGTTGTTCGCTTGGCAGACGCAACTACATTCTGTGCTTTCTTTGGAGCTTCCTCCTGTTCGTCGTCAAAATAGTCAGAAAACGTCTTCCGAATTGTCTTGTCCAATTTGGAGTAATACATATCAGACCCAACTTCGACTCCAGAATCTCTTAAGTCCTCGTGGACGCCAAGAGCATATGCAGTCATTGCACGATTCTTTCCGAACCAGCTATTGCGCTTTTGCCACGCCATAACCTTTGGATCGGGCTGAACCTGTTGAACCTGATTCTGTTGTGATTGAACTTCAAAATTATCTTCCTGTAAAGGAGCTAATTTAAAGTTATTCACTCGGTCTAATTTAAGCTGTGTTTTGGTCAGCTGCTCCTGCGCATTAAGAATCTGATCTGGGTCTCCAGAATCATATGCTTCGCGGTAAGCTTTCTTGGCCATTTCCAGCTCAAGGTTGGCGGAGTTCTGCATTGCGCCAACATATTCTTTTTCGCCGTTTTGAATCATGGATTTGAACTTCTTGTTCTCTTCCAGAAGGCGACGCGTAGCCTCAATGGCTGCATCACGTTCGCGCTGCGCTTCATCTGCAGTGCGACGTTGGTCGTGATAAACCTTTTTCAGCTGTTTAAACTTGGTTTTAACATCGTCTGAATAAGATTCCAATTCATCTTTTTCAATTTCATCGACGATTTCTTTTGGCATTGGCTTACGGCCACGATCCTCTTCAGGGGTGTCGTCTTCAATTTCAATGTCAAAATCATTGCCAGAATCAATCTTTTCATCGACTTCATCTGGGAATTTAAATTCTTCCATTTCCATAGGTGGCATTTTGTCTGCTCCTTATTTACGTTTAATACCGCGTGGGTCCAGAACGGTACCCTCTACGGTGTCATCATTGATCATGCGGAATTCCCGGCCATGAATGACCAGACGCGAACCTGAATGCGGTCTTACAAGGATGAAATCACCCTTCTTGCACCAAGGGCCACTTGGGAACTTCACTGGATCTTTATATGCATCTGGACCTAGCTCTACCACGAACAGCACTGTGGTCAGCACTTCTTCGTGTTGAAGGGTCATGTCAGCCTTGATGATGCCGCTGTCATATTCCTTCTCAATCTCAGGAATTGCACAAAGGATGTGGTAACCAGACGGAGTCGGCAGTTGTGCGGCCTTCTCGTAATCGGTTGCATCCCCGACGATTTCTTTGATTTCTGCTTCTTCTCTTGCTTCCTGCTTCGCTTTTGCGACCATGTTTGATAGGTCAAGCGCGTCGGTGTTTGAGCCGACAAGGATTTCACTCATCAGAGATCTCCAGTTGATGTTGTAGGTCTTTTACGTATTGCTTCACGTAGAGGAGACCCTTAACCTCTCCGCAAAGTTGCTTGTATTCCTCATAGGTCGTGGCGCGACCAGAGGACATATGGTCTTTAAGCTGGCTAACTTTGTCGTCCACCTCTTTGGCGATGGCTTCAAAAATGTCCATTACTCATTTCCCTTTTGTTTACCGGATTTCATGATGTCAGCCATGATCTTCTTATCGAGGAAGTCATGCTCGTTGATGTTATCCATGCGTTTACGAACCATTTCTCGCTTGAATTTGGTGGCTTCCATCTCTTTATCAGCGTGGATATCGGCTGCGTTTTTGATGAAATCAAGCAGATTCGCGTTCTTTTCCTGCGCAAGCTTTGCTTCAGAAGCTTTGTTTGCTTGAGTTGCTTGGGCAGAAATACGCATGACTTCGATTTGTTGTTGCTTGGTCTTAGCCGCTGCGTCCATCATATCCTTCTGGACCTTACGCTGCAGGTCGCCCTGCTTGATCTGAAGCTCTTGCTGTTGCATTTGAACCATTGGATCCTGAGCCTGCTGGGCAGCCTGTTGCTGTGCGGCTTGCTGTTGGTTCTGTTGTAGCAGCTGTTGAGAAGCCTGAGCCAACATCGGAGCAAGGATTGCTTCAACTTCTGGATCCATGTTTTTCTCTTCGCCGCTTGCGTCCGTCTGTGGAGGCAGGTTCATGCCAAGCTGTTTCTCAATCTCAACACGGTAAGCGAAGCCAACGTGTTCATTGATATGGGACTGCATAGCTGCCTGCAGCGTCTGAGCTTGTGGCGATTGGCCAAGCACCTTGAGGATCTTTGGATCCTGCATGGCGTTCATGTGAACCATGATATGAGCTTGGTGATCCTGATATGCGAACGCCTTAACAGGTTTGTTCATCAGGATGTTCTGGTTCTCAGTTACTGGATCCTGTGGCTTCTGATCTTCTGACATAGGGACCAGCTTCGCAGCATCTTTGATACCGAGTACGTCAAGCATCTGCCGGTGGAGCAATGGCATGTTGTACAGTTGTGGCGACTGTTGGGCAAGTTGAAGAACAGCCTGATATTGAACGATCTTCTGAGCCATCGTTGCGGCGTTCGGATCGGATACCGGAATAACATCAACGTTCTCATAGTCCGAGCGCTTCGCTTTGCGCGAACCAACTTCCGGCTCATAGTCATAATCCTCTGGCGCAGTAAATGCAATCAGGTTCTTCAGGAGCTTCAGTTCCTGCTTGAACGAGTAGTGCATACGAGCTTGAACAGCAGACATCACCTTCAGGGTACGCTCTAAAAGGGCCAGCGTGGTGCCTACAGGCGCATTTGCCGACATGTCTGATACTTGGATGTCAGCAGTGTTTGCAAATCGACGTCCTTCGTCGATTATTTTGTCCATCAGTCCGGCAAGAACCTGACTTGGCTCCTTATATGGGAGTGGCATGATGTTATCACGCATGACTCCGGCGGGAACGTCCACATCCCGGAACTCTCCCGGAGCGATAGGAGTATCATCCCCTTTAACGCGCAGCCCTCTTGTTTTGAAACCACCGGGTAGGTTAGAGAGTGTCCCTGCATCCACCAACTGGCGAATAATGCTTGTGCCAGACTTGGCGTAAGCGCCGATAAGGTGAATAAGGCCGAAGCAATAAAAGCCAAAGCCGGGTACATAACCATAGTGAACAAAGTGCTGACGCTTGAGTTTGTTTTTGTCATCCGGTTTCCAATTTCTGCGAATGGCAAGTACCTTACCCGTACCCTTTTCGATGGTGATGACATACGGCAGGGCAATCCCTGTTTCTTCTCCGTCTTCATCAGTGTCTTCATCGCCCGGCAGCACATAGTCTACGTGCATTTCCAGAAGCTTGAAGCGGTCATCGGTGCTTGCCCGGAACCCTAGCTTTTCTGCAATTCGCTTTTCAATCTCGTCCAGAACCATAACTGGCTCACCAAGATTGACATCACGATAAAAGCCAGATGCCTGTAACTTCTTAATGTCATTGCCGCTCTTGCGCATGACATGTGTTACGCGTTCTGCCGTTTCAATGTTGGCAGCACCATATGGTACCACAAGGTCTTCAGCGGGGATGTAGATCGACACCTGACGGCCAAGCGCAGGGTCTTCATACACCTTCTTAAAGCCGTTACCAGACAGGCCGACGCCCCAGTAGTTGCGCTCTTGCTCAGGGCGGAACTCGGTCATGACCTCGGTCAGCTCGAAGTTCATGTCTTCCTGAACGCGATTAGCGGCTTCCTTCTTCTCTTGGGTCTCTTTGCCAATGATCTTGGACTTCACTGGACCCTGAGCTGGGAAGGTGGACATGATGGCTTCAGACTGGAACTTAACCAGAGCTTCTGCCAGCAATGGATGGTAGATGCCACAGGCGCCTTCCCAAGGCTCTGCACGTTCTTCGATCTTCAGGCCGAGCAGTTCGATACCGTCGACGTATGTCTGAACCCAGTCGCGACGCGAGTTAACGTCATCATCGAAGTTGCCAATCAGGTCAGAGGCGATCATTTCCAGAGCGCCTTCGTCCATTTCTTCGGCTAAGTTGTCATAAAAGCCTTCATACTCATCGGTTGGTTCGATTTCAATTTCGATATCACCGATGCCGATACTTACCGACTCTGGATCTTCAATTTCAATTTCAATCGGTTCAATACCCTGTTGGAGAGCTTCTTCTTCAAGACCCAATGGGGCAGCATAAAGACCTTTATCAATAGCCATAATTTATCTCAATAATAAGAAACCCGGCGTCTAATCACCGGTTCATCGGGTTCATCGGTTTCCATCCGAATAAACCCGCCTTGTCTAAAGCGCAAAAGGGCTTGGCTCGTGCTATCCACGATATCGTCATGCTCGCCGTTAGGAAATGAAGCGCATTCTTCCATGACTTCCTCAGCCCATCTTGTGTCAGGACACCATACATAACCTGATGCAAACAGGTCTGATATGGCGTTTACCCGGGCTATCTTATCAGAACCCTTATTCGGGGTATATTCAGATAAAGGTACGCCAATTGCACGCAATTCATAGATTAACGGGGCGCCTGCAGCTTTCTTTTCAATAATGAGCGTGTCTGGCTGAAACTCCTGATACAGCTCATATGCCTTGCGTTTTAGCTCAGGGAACTCCATCCGCGCCTTAAAACAGTCCAGCAGAATGACATTGGCTACAGGTTCGCCGTTCTCATTGTCCCGATAAAAGACGCCCCAAGTCGTACAAACTGAGAAGTCGGCACGGTTATTCTTTTCGAAAGCGGTATCCCAAGACTGGATGATGAACTCACAGGGAGGCGGTCTTTCGCCTTCCCATATCTTCCAGTACTCCCGCTTGATCATCGCCCCTTCTTCCGAAGTCGGGTTCTGTTGGTACTGGGCTTCCCACTTGCTGACCGGGATTTCTGCCTTGATTGCCTCTAGTTCCTTCTGGCTCCAGAATTCTGGCCACAGCGGCGCTCCAGATGGCATGAGGGCAGGGAACTCGATTACTTCCCATTCGTCGTCACTTCTCTTTGCTGCGTTATTTAAAATTTGTCCGGTCAGGTCTCGCTTAGACCACCGGGTCATAACCACCACAATGGCGCCACCCGGCTGCAGACGCTGACGAGGACCGGAGCTGTACCACTCATACACCCGGTCATAGACCTCTGGGTTTCCCAGCATGGCCTCTTGTTCTGAGTGCGGGTCATCGATGATCAGAACGTCTGCGCCTTTACCGGTAACCGCGCCGCCGACACCGATAGCGAAGTAATCACCGCCCTTATCTGTGTTCCAGCGGCCTGCCGCCTTACTGTCAGACGACAGCTTTGTTGGGAAAACCGCTTGAAAATCTGCAGAATTGACGAGGTTACGCACCTTACGACCAAAGCCAACGGCTAGTTCTGCGGTGTGGGCTGTCTGGATGATCTTCTTTTGCGGATATTTGCCTAAAAACCATGCAGGAAACAGGTAAGAAGCAAACTCAGACTTGGTGTGACGCGGTGGCATATTGATAATCAGGCGCTTTAAGCTGCCATTTGCCACCCGTTCGAAGGCATCTGCCATGATTTTGTGGTGCCGACCCCCAATAAATGATGGCCACATATCCCCAACAAAGGACATAAAGCTGTCTTTGCTGCGTTCGATCTTATCCAGCTTCAAAAGCTGATGGATCTTAGGGATTTTAGGGTCGTCAGGCGGCAAAAGCTCAAGAAGTTTTAGGTACTTCTGGGCTTCTTCCCGGGTCAGCAAGTTGCTCACAGGCTGGCAACCTCATCTAAAGTGCGTTCTTTTACAGTGATGCTGCGAAATAGATGGGGTTTTACATCTAAAAGACCCTGTTTACGCAGCTCATGCACGATTCTGTGGATGTTTGACTTACTTTTCAGGCTCAAACCGGTGGCAATGTTGGCATAAGAAGGGGCAAAACCCTTGATTTCCACATATGTCTTGATGAAATCAAGCACTAACTTCTGCTTTGGCGTCATTTTTTCTTTCCAAGTTGAAGGTTTAAGTCATCCAAATTGAACAGGCTTAACACCGTGATTCCTTTTGGAAGGTAAATGTCCTGCTGATTCTTGCCGTTTCTCTTGCTTATAACGCTCATTGCCACAGAGGCAACTGGAATTCCTGCATTATTTAGGGAGTCAAAGCAATGTTTCATGCTTTTCCCGTGATTGCTCATCTCATCAACAATGACGGTCAGCTTATTGTCGACGCTGCCCTCAAATTGATTTAAGAGCGTGTAAGGCTCTATCTGGTCTTTACACAGGAATACGTTCACCCCTAGGTCTAAATAACGCGCTGTGAGCGATAGCGCAGGTCCTAGGGGGCTTCTCTCTGGTGAACATATCTGGAAATTCAGGTCTGGATCAAATCCTGCGAGTGTCTGAAGAATTGTCTTGGAGATCACAAAGCAGACATCAGGATTCATCAAAGCCTTTCGCGGCTGGATGATCCAGTCATAAAAGACTTCAGGGTTTGGGCTTTCAAACTGCCCATGTTCCACGCAGTAATCCCGAAGGTACGAACGAACCATATCAAACTCGCTCAATCAATCTCTCCCTCAGTGGGCCAAACAATCACAGGGGTTGATGGCCCTGCGTATAAACCCTCAATGTTGTAGTCGATGAATTCCTGCGCTTCTTCATAGCTCATGTCATCTCGTTTCATCAGGACGTCGATGATCTTCTCGCCGGAGTAGATCAAACGTTCAACGCGCTCTCCATCGCCCCAGACAGATGCCTGCCCAATTAAAGCCTTTTCTAAGCCATCGAATTTAATCACCGTGATACCCCGTTAAGACGATCTGCGATTAATGAAGCATAGCCAGCAATGTCATGCCAGCTATCTGCGTAGTTTGGATCGCCATTCAAGATACGGGCAATCTTGTGAGCAATCATCTCCAGCGACTCACGCTGGTCTGGCGCAAGAAAGCACCAGTTGTAGTTGGCTTCCATTTCGCTTTTAAGCGCCTGCGACAGCTTGGCATGTGATTCAAACTTGCCATAGCGCTTGCCGCGCTCAGTCAGGGTGTCAGTGATGTTCATTGCTGCGCAATTTCCAAAGATTTTCCACAACATGGACACAGACCATTACAGGTGCTGACCTTGATATGGCAATGATCACAATGGTAGACATGGAATACAGGATCAGGACTGTCATCCTTAATCAGGTCTGCGCCACCCATCGATTGGATGAGGTCACCAGTGATGTCGTTACGAGCGGTCATATTTAAAAAATATATTGGGGGTGGGGTGTTCGTAGAAACGTTCCTATAGGGGGTCATTCTGCAGGAGAACGTTCTTATAAGCAACAGACAATTTAAAGGGGGGTACCCCTATGGGCGACAGGCAGAACGTTCGTATGTAACAGGGGAATGGAAATGGGATGTGTGGATCATACTGTATAGCCCAGCCTGACATGACCGCCTAAAAAGCGGGGGTGGCGGTACCGTGGGTTGCATATATCCAAATCGGTTGACGGGATGGGGTCGAGATAATGCGTTGCCATTTAAATTTCAAATAGCTGATTGATTATCCCGAATCACATGGTGCAGTTAATGCTTAGTTACTGCTGAGTCTAATAGGCTGAGATGCTGTGACAGTTCATCCTTTAATTGCTCTGCGCTAATCTGTTCAACCTTGGTCTCAACCTTATCAGTAAACATCCCAACAGCCTTACCCATTAACTCCAGTGCTTTGAGTCTGGCTGATATCTGCACCTCTTCATTACCAGAGTGCTTTAGTAATTCCTCCATGATGTGCAATCTGGTTCTCTGAGCGTCCATGATTATGTTTTTTTCCTGCTTATCCCAAAGGTGAGATAGCAGACGCTTCACCTTCGGACTATTCATCAATCGATTCGCAGACGCTCCGATAATCGCTTCGTTATCTGTGGTGTTTGAATAAGCTTTTCGATATGCATCTCTTGGAGAGTTACCTTGTGTTACCA